GTTGTCAATTGACTTAACATCGCAGTTCAAGTTAGTAGACAATGTATTGATTGCATCTTTGTTACCATTGATAGCTTGCATCAATAGATCTGTGTTGTTATTCTGGTTACCCATAGCGGCCAATCTTGCAAAATCAGAGTTTGTTTCTGCTTGGTTTCCACGACCGAAGCCGTTTCCACCCCATCCGCCCCACATCCAGAAGAGCACGATGATGAAGATCCACCACCAACCACCATTGCCACCAAACATACCATTACCATTATTCATCATGGCCATTAAAGCAGCAGGGTCAAAACCTTTATTAGCGTTCTGCATTAACGCAGCGATACCAGCATCAATACCACCACGATCTTGTACAATAATTCTTTCGTTTTCTAACATAACTTTAATTTTATTTTAATTGATTTAAATTTACTTTTGATAATTAGAAATATCTAACAGATGTGTTACGAGTTTCTCTTGTACTACGCAAGCCACGATCACGCATTTCTCTTTCACGTTCCATGCGTTCACGGTCATCTTCTCTGTAACGTTTGCTATCACGATCTAATTCTTCTCTATCATATCTAGAGTAAGGATATTGATAGCTTCTAGCCTCATAGTCATACCCTCTTTCTCTACCCATACGATGTTCATACTCTGGACTACGATAGCTATGACTACCATGCATACGTTCATATGCTTTGTAATCATTTTCATCATCGTCACACATTAGATAAACATAATAGTGCCACATCTTGCCTTCGTCAATGTCTTTGTCACATAGCCAAGCTTTTGCCAATTCTGCGAAGTGTTTGGTATTTGCGCTGCCAGTCATAGCAACGACTGCTTTGTAATAATCTGAATAGATCATATTCATGGCAACATACCAATCCCATTTGTTATGTTTTTCAGATTTTAAATTTATGCCCATTTGATTGGCAACGGACGTTGTCTCTTCAACCGTCCAATGAGGACCTTTTGTACCATCCTCATTCTCCATACCCTCTACAGCATAGCGAGCATGTTCCTCATCAAAGTGAGGGCCATTAATAGCTTCATACATATTTGCAGCCAATTCTGACTTCAAAATAGTGAAACCTTTCTCCAGTAAGCTACCCTCATGCTTCTCTAAAGCAGTAGATAATTTATCTATAGCCTCTGATGGAGATTGATGGCGTTTGATTTGTTCTAATATTTTGTTCAAATGCATAGTTTCAATTTATTTATTGATTAATACTAAATTGAAATATTTTGCAATTATTTTGATATTTTGATAACCCTTGTATCTGTTACTTGTATTAAAGGGTTTGAATTAACTATTTGATAATGAGGAATTATATCCTTTTTAAAATTTAAAGTAAATAAGCGCCTAAAGAAACCTTTTTTACGCCATACTTTCTCTTCATATATAAATAAATCTTGACGATTCTTTATATCCAGTACATGTGTGATCATGCTGTCTATTCTTGCTATTTTGATAGTTGTCAATTGATTTGGCTTTAACTCTACTGTAAAATTCCTATCTACTGGAATCTCTTGAGTTATTGTATCCGAAATAATAGTTTCTACTGATGCGACTTCTTTTAATTTCTTATCCTTTATTTTAAGTTCTTTAGATTGTTTTCTTAGTTCTTGTACTAAACTATCTTCAGAATTCTTGAAGTCATCTACAGTTAATTGTAATACTTTGTTTTGTTCTTCCATTCCTGAGAGAGCCTTCTCATAGTAATGTAAATTCACAGAAGTTCTAGCTAACGCATTATCTAGATTATTTACTTTTTTATTTAATCTGTAATTATCAAAACCTAAAACTGCTATCAATAGTATAGCACCCAATTTTATGTAATGTATAAAATTCACTATTTAATCTTTTTAACCAAATTTCTTATCTTAGGCAAATCTTCTCTATCTATAGTAATATCAAGATACTTTTCGCCTTTTTTACGTATGAACTTATTTAGAAGTTTCCAAGGTCCATCTGGATATAATGTAGCTAAGTTTTCTATAACAGACCATAGTTCTACTCCAGCAATAAGTCCTGCAAAGAATTCTACTAAGTGAGCATCTATAGATACTAGTATATTAGCATCTATTTGATTTGCAAACCATATAATAGCACCACACCAACCAAATTTGCGTAGGGTTTTCCATAGTCTTCTTGATTCAAACTTTTTTTGATTTTTAAATGCTATCTTACTTCCTAAATAAGCATCTACTAATATTATTAGCAGTAGGATAAATAGAACTGCCCATAAGGGTGTAAAACTACCTGCCACCCAACTAAATGCTCCTGTTATCAAGCAAGAGATAAATTTGGCTGGACCATCGCTGAATAGTTCTTTAAAGTAGTTCATACTAGATACTCCTTGGGACAATAAAAAATATTGATGAATTTTATTTAACATAATAGATTGATATGAAAGGAAAACAAAAACGCTAACCAATACAAGATTAGCTAGCGTTCTGATATCTTTTGACAGTTTATTTAGTAAACGTCAATAAGGTTTAAAAGTTCTTTATTTACAAATTGACACTACCCTAAGTAATAGCGGTTATTAACTAACCTAATTTAATTACTGGAAGTGCTGTGTTAAGTTCTCTTTTTGGTGAGGTGTTATATGAATCAGTATTAGCATTTAGTAACCAAGCTGTAGTAGCATCTTGTTGAGTAGAAGACCAAAAGGGTTTATAACTAAAATAAGAAAAACCAAATGTATCAATTACCCAATCTTGTAATTCTGATCTATACTTATGAATTATAAGAAGTTCACCAATAGATGGTAAATACCAATTAGTACCAATCGGTACAGGAGTAAAACGATATGCATATCCAGCAGCATACTCATTTGATCCAGCAACATTATGAAAGTTATTAAACAACACTTCTGTATTTTGTCTACCATTAAGATCATCAACACCAATTCCAACATCTGGTACTAGGAAAGTATCAAAATTTTCAGGACACCACCTGTAGGCATTAGATAGATTTACTCTAGGTGGTAATAAAAACGAACCGTTGCTATCCACGATAGCAAACCCAAGAACTTGTGATATGTTGGTATTGGATAATTTTTGAAATTCAGGAAAAGTATAAAATTTCTTATCCACGTGATATACATATACTCCTTCTACTGCAGGTAGATTTGGATACACTTTCGTATTACCAAGAAATATTGCGTCCACCTTAGTTGTTCCCAACATTACATTTGTTATATCTGTACTTCCTAACTTTATCATATTAACCTGTAATTATATATAACGTTGTTGCTGATTTACTTGATAATGCATCATATGCAGACTGAGTCATAACCCTAATACTTGCTACACCAGATTCATTTTTAACAGGTGTGTAGCCTAGTGCGCTAGTTACATTACCACTGCTTAAAGAAATAGTTCCAGAAGAATTTGTAATGTTACTTCCAGTTTTCACTCCACCCAATACAGAACCAGTTGCCGTTGGCAATGAATAATTATTAGCATTAGTGGCTACACCATTTAATTTGGTTACCATTGCAGAACTCATTAGACCGTTAGCAGATGTGGTAGCAACTGCATATGTGGTATCTTTAGCAGATATACTTAATTGTCCTGCAGTAGGAGTAAGGGTTACATTACTACCAGCTACTACATTAATTGTTTTAGCTGCAGATCCATTAAAGGTATACAAATTTGTACCTTCTGTACTTCCTCCTGCTACTTTAAATATAAATGAATTAGCAACTTTCGATGCATTTACTGCAGTACCTCCACTAGCTAACGCACCAACTTCAGATGCTGTATAGGTAGGCTTAGATGATCCAATCCAACTAGGTTTACTTGTAATTTCAGTCCAAGTATAAGTTGGTTTTGTACTAGCTTTAGCCCAAGCACTAACATCGGATGCTGGACGAGAATTACTTAGTCTTGAGTCATTTCCTTGACAAGCAGTTCCAGCTGCAGTACCATATGTTACACTAATCGTACCAGATGAGTTAGTAATACCAGTACTAGTTTTAACACCTCCTAACACAGATGAAGTAGCTGCAGGCAAACTGTAATTATTTGCACTAGCTGCAATACCAGCTAACTTATTTTTTTCAGCTGTAGTATAATCATTTGTACTAAGGGATTTTCCTGATACTTTATCAACCTTGTTACCTAATGCTGAGTTCATTGCAGCAGTAGTTGCATAACCAGATAAATCTACAGTTTCACTGAGTTTATCCCATGTTGGTGTAGTAGATGTAGCCACATAGTTTGCACCAGTATCATTAACATTATAAACATCGCCTATTGTTACATCCACAGTAGGTAAGTTAGCGTAACTAGCAACAGATCCTTTCACTCTATAAACACTACTAACTTTACTATCTACTTCAGCTTTTGTATATACATTGCTTGCATTAGCTTTAGTAGCTAATTGTGTATCTACATAAGATTTTGTTACATCCACAGTAGGTATAGTAGGTTTATTACTAAGATCTGTATAACTACCAGAAGTGGCAACTGTAGCTAAATTTGGTTTACCAGTTAAATCATTATATGCACCGCTTGTAGCAACTGTAGCAAATTCAGGTTTGCTTAATACATTATCCCATTCAACTGAATCTGCCATACCACCACCAGTTGCACTAAGCACTTCACCATTCATGGTTAAACCTGTACCAACTTTAATACCACCTTTAACTGTATCTGAAGCTGTAGGCAACGTGTAATTGTTTAAACCTGCTAACTTAGTTTTCTCCTGAGAAGTGTAGTCATTAGAACTAAGTCCAAATCCATCTACCTTATCTACTTTACTTTGGATAGCTGTAGTATTAGCAGCAATAGCAGCAGTATTTTGAGATATTTTTTTATTTATTTCAGTAAAATCTACTTCTGGTATATTGACCACTGTCCATTCCCCGTTTTGTCTAGCATATTGTTTACCATCTAATGGAGCTTCTGGAATTACTGGATTATTATCCGAACTTAGGTATGGGATTTTGACCCACTCCCCATTATTTTTTACTTTAATTACCATAATTAGATATTAAATATTTGTCTACCAATAGATTTAGCATTATTCCTACATTCTTGAAACGCTTGCCATTCTTCAAAGCGACTACGTATTATTTCCCCATTCATAAATTGTTCAACCATATTAGACTTTAATGCTGCTTCTTCATCTGCACTATATTTAGTTCTAAT